TAAAGGCTTGGGCGACGATATAGAAAACTTTTTTAAAAAGACTGGTGTTAAGACTGTTGTAGACAAAGTGTCTGAAGGTCTTAATATACCTTGTGGCTGCTCTGCTAGAAAAGAGTGGTTCAATGAAAAATTTCCATATAGAAACTAATGGCTTTTAAAATAACACCTTTTTATAATTTAGATAATACTCCTATATATCACGTAGATATGGAAGATGGTGTACTAGGTAAAGCCAACAACAATGGTACTATTATCATTAATAAAAATATAAAGCCTGAAAGAATCCAGGAGGTTATTGATCACGAAATGATACACATAAACCAAATGCGTAGAGGCGATTTAAACTATGATGATAAAAACGTATATTGGAAAGGTAAGGTAATACCTCGCTCGAGTATTAAAGAAGGAGCTAAAAACTTACCATGGGAAAAAGAAGCTTACGATAACGCATAATAATTAAAAACAAAAACAATGCCATATTCACCAATGAAAAAGTCGTGTATTAAAATGTATGACAAAAAAGGAAAACAAACAGGACTAATGATGGAAGGTTCTGTAGCTCACATGGAAACAATGGGGCAAGAAAAGAAAAATCTAATTAATGACATGCCAATTGACAACCGTGGTGTTGGTCAAATGTCTCCATACAAAATGGAAGATCCAGATCCAAAAAAGAAAAAAGCAAAAACAAAAAAGGAAACTAAAGACGCTTATATAAATAGGATATTAGATGAACTTCAGAAAAAAAACCCAGGTATGAATCCTATGGAAATGATGAAGTATGCTAAAAACTCTTATGACGCTTTACCTCCTGAGAAAAAAGAAAAATGAAAAAACTTCTTCAATTAATAACCGGTGGTCTCATTAAAGATGTTGGTAAAGTTATAGATGACTTAACAACTACAGATGAAGAAAGACTTGCGGCTAAACAAAAGATTGAAGAATTGCTAGAGCAAGCTGATAAAGATGCTCAAGATCAAGTAACGGAAAGGTGGAAGTTGGACATGGAGTCCGACTCCTTCCTTTCTAAAAATATTCGTCCACTCGTACTTGTGTACCTAACAGTGATATTTACTGTGTTATCTTTTTTTGATGGTAATATTGGAGGTTTCCAAGTAGACGAAGCTTATATACCTATATTTCAATCATTACTAATAACAGTGTATGGCGCTTACTTTGTAGGTAGAACCTGGGAAAAAAATAAGAAATCGAGTAATAATAAATAGTATAAGTTACTATAAATCAATTAAATTAAATTAAATGGCAAAGATTACAAAAGAACAACTAGACAAAGTTGTATCGCAACAAAGTGAATTAAGCAAAGTCTTAAATGATATTGGAGCTTTAGAAGCTAATAAACATTCATTGCTTCATAAGATAGCTGATGTAAATAAAGACATCGAACAAACCAAAGCTGAACTTGAAAAAGAATACGGTGCTATAAACATCGATCTTAAAACAGGTGAGTATACTATTATTGAAACAGAAGATGATGGTGAGCTTGCTGTAGTTAAGGCAGAAGACTAAAATGGAATCTGTTATAAGAAAAATCAGTATTGGTTCTGACTACAAAAATGATGCTATGCATTACTCTGTAGGTCAAGAGGTTTACGGGGGTCACACCATTGCGTATATTTTGTTTGATCAATCAGATAGCTCTTATAATATTCATATAAAGAAAAACAATGAGGTATTGCCGTGGAAGAAGTTTAATTCTAACATGGCAATATCTATTGAATATGATCTTGAGTATTAATGAAGAGTGTATACGATTTTATAATCAAACCAGTTGGTGAAAGATACAGTAACGAACTAAATGTTGGTGATAAAAAACTTATACTTAATTCTAAAATAGAAAGTCATAAGTTTGTAAACAATATAGCTGAAGTAGTATCAACACCACTAGCTGTTACAACACCTATACAACCAGGAGATGAAGTTGTAGTACATCATAATATATTTAGACGTTACTACAATATGAAAGGTGAAGAGGTTAACAGTAGTAAGTATTTTAAAGATGATATGTACTTTTGCCAACTAGATCAAATATATATGTATAAGCATATATATAGTTGGAATGCTTTTAACGATAGATGCTTTGTAGCTCCTGTAGTTAATAAGGACGATCTAGATTTATCTAAAGATAAAAAACATATTGGGATATTAAAATACGCTAATAAGTCTTTAGAAGATAAAAATATAAATGTAGGTGATATTGTTGGTTTTACACCTAACAGTGAGTTTGAGTTCATTGTAAACGACGAGCTTCTGTACTGTATGAAAACCAAAGACATTGTAATTAAATATGAATACGAAGCAAACGAAACTCAGTATAATCCTAGCTGGGCACAAGGCGGTTGATGAGCTTATTAAAGTAGCAGAAGAAAAAATCATTACTAATACAGAAGATGATGTATCTGCCGATAGACTTAAAAACGCTGCAGCCACAAAAAAGCTAGCTATATTCGATGCCTTTGAAATACTCAACCGTATTGAAGAAGAAAAAGCTATGCTTGAAGACGGTAAGAAAGAAACTAAAGAGAAAAGCTTTAAGGGTTTTGCAGAAGGAAGATCTAAGTAATGTACGAACAAACTTTAGTTAAAACACTTACAGATTACATCAAACCTGCTATTGTAAAGAAAAACAATAGATATAAGAAATGGAAATATGGTTATGATGCAGAACATGATATAGTTATCATAAGCAAAGACGGTACGCTAGGAGAAGTTATTGAAATACAAAACCTAGTTATTGGACTTCCACAGTTACCGGAAAATGTTTATGAGAATAAAGATAAGATGTGGGAACGTATACCATATCCTAAAGATCTTGAAAAAATTAAAAGTGTATTTGACTGGAATAAATATCCAGCTACATTTAAAGAAAAGTATTATGACTATATCGATGAAGAGTTTAATCGTCGTGAAAAAGGTTTTTGGTTCGTTAATAAAGATAAGCCTACTTATGTTACTGGCTCTCACTACATGTACTTGCAGTGGAGTAAAATTGATGTTGGGGCAGCAGACTATAGGGAATCAAACAGATTATTCTTTATATTCTGGGAAGCTTGCAAAGCAGACCAAAGATGCTATGGTATGTGCTACCTCAAAAACAGACGGTCTGGTTTTTCATTCATGGCATCTGGTGAAACTGTCAACCAAGCTACAATATCAAGCGATGCAAGATTCGGTATATTGTCAAAGTCTGGTGGTGATGCCAAAAAAATGTTTACCGACAAGGTAGTACCAATATCAGTTAACTATCCTTTCTTTTTTAAACCAATACAAGACGGTATGGACCGTCCAAAGACAGAGTTAGCGTATAGAGTACCAGCGTCTAAATTAACAAGGCGTAAACTTGATGCAGGCGAGGTTGATGAAGATATAGAAGGACTTGATACGACTATCGACTGGAAAAACACAGGTGACAACAGCTATGATGGTGAAAAACTAAAACTATTAGTACACGATGAATCTGGTAAGTGGGAAAGACCTGACAACATATTAAACAACTGGAGAGTTACTAAAACAACATTAAGACTTGGTTCTAGAATTGTTGGTAAGTGTATGATGGGTTCAACATCAAACGCGCTTGAAAAAGGTGGTGGAAACTTTAAAAAATTATACTATGCTTCAGACGTTACACAAAGAAACCGCAATGGACAGACTAGCTCAGGATTATATTCTTTGTTCATACCTATGGAGTGGAATTACGAAGGATTCATTGATGCTTATGGATTACCTGTATTCGATTCGCCAAAAGACGAAGTCAAAGATCCGCATGGTGAATTAATTATAACGGGTGTTATTGAGCACTGGGAAAATGAAGTTGATGGTTTAAAGAGCGATCAAGATGGTTTAAACGAATACTATCGCCAGTTTCCCAGAACAGAGAAACACGCTTTCAGAGATGAAGCAAAAGAATCTTTATTTAATCTAACTAAGATATATGAACAAATAGATTATAATGAAGATGTTAAAAACAAATCACTAGTTACGCGTGGTAGTTTTCAGTGGGAAGGAGAGAAACAAGATACTATAGTAAGGTTTGTTCCAAACAATAATGGAAGATTCTTAGTATCGTGGGTACCACCTGCAAACTTGCAAAATCGTGTAATAGTAAAGAATGGAGCGAAATATCCAGGTAATGAGCACGTGGGTGCTTTTGGGTGTGACTCATATGATATATCAGGTACAGTAGATAAGAAAGGTTCTAAAGGATCACTGAGTGGTCTTACGAAGTTTAGCATGGAAAATGCTCCAGCTAATATGTTTTTCTTAGAATATATCGCAAGACCTGAAACAGCCGAAATATTCTTTGAAGATGTACTCATGGCATTACACTTTTACGGTATGCCGATACTCGCAGAGAATAACAAACCAAGGCTTCTGTATTATTTAAAACGTAGAGGATATAGACACTTCTCTATGAATAGACCGGATAAAGTTTATAATAAACTATCCGTAACAGAAAAAGATATTGGCGGGATACCAAACTCGTCAGAAGATATTAAACAAGCGCATGCCGCTGCTATTGAATCTTATATTGAAGATTACGTTGGGATAACTAATGATGGTTATGGTCAGATGTACTTTCAAAGAACGTTGGAAGACTGGGGTAAATTTAATATAAACAATAGAACAAAACATGATGCTTCTATTAGTTCTGGTTTAGCTATAATGGCTTGTAATAAAAATAAATACACACCAGTTTATAGA